ACTTCCTCAAGTTGTGCCACAGAATTGAACACGCTGTGGCTTCGTGTTGCTGGTTACGATAGTCCAGCGTTGCTGCCGCCCGGATGTCCAAGCCTTCTGTGCTGTATCTACAACACAGGCAACCGATCAAGCATCAATGACATTCTCGCCAGTTTGCACCAACTTTACCTTCGGCGTCAACGGGGCAGCGAAATTGTAGCACCTCACCAGCAATGTTGGCAGCTTTTTCAATGAGCCTAGCCGCCTGCTCTGCCTGTGCTGACAACACAGAATATTGCACTTCGTCATGCACCCACGCCATCAGCTTAGCGTCTACGTTGTGCTCACGGAGCAGCCTATCAGCCTCTACAAGCCATTGCTTGGCGATGATGGCACCTGCCCCTTGGAGCAACGTATTCAACGCAGCATGATCGCTTCTGATGCGAATGCGACGGCCATCCAAGCCTGGCACATGACCCTTCTTCATAAACTTAGACAGCTTCTGCTTTAGAGGAGCAAGGCCGGGTGTGTTGTTGATGAAGTTGTCAATGAGCTTCTTGCCTTTGGTGCTGCTCACACCAACAATAGAGCCTGCCTTCTCAGCACCAGCACCATACAGCACCCCATAAGTCAACGTCTTTGTTAGATTGCGGATGCGCTTGTGCTCTGCGTTGTCTTCCTTCACCGTCCCCTTAGGCACCAACCCAAAGCTCTGTGCATTCATCCAATGCACATCACCCTTCAACAACTCATTTGTCCAACCATCATCGTTCAGATAGTGAGCAAGACAGCGTAGCTCAATGCCACTCAAGTCAACACCGACTTGGCTGCGTCCTTTACCTGCATACCACACTTCTCTGCACTCTGGTCCATACGGTGAAGACACGTTAGGAATCTGTGCCATGTTGGGGCTGCTATGTGTAGCTCTGCCTGTGACAGCACCACAGGTGATGATGGAGCCATGAACCTTGCCATCATCCCTCACAGCATCAAGCCAGCTACTGATCATGGACACCCTCTTCTGAACCATCAAATATTCATTGAGCAGCTTAGCCTCAGGCTTGTCAATGCCTGCTAGGACATCTTCATTAATTATCCAAGAGCCCTTCTCTGTCTTCTCTGTTAGCTCAACACCAAAGGATTGAAGACGCTCTGCAATTTGTTGTCTGCTGCCAGGATTGAATGGATGTACCTTCACCTTCAGAGGGCCTGGGAGAGCTTCCTTGATGAGTTTGTTAGGCTTGTCAACACTGGCTTCCTTCAGCATCTCTAGCAGCGCTGTCTTCGTTGGTGCCTTATGCTCACGCCATTTCTCATCAACTACTTCCCAATACTCTGGTGTCTTTGTTTGCTCATAAGTCGGTGGACATACTTCTTGTAGCTTATTCTCAATGTCAGCCATCCTACCTGACAACGAAGCCATAAGAGTCTGAGCTTTAGGGACATCCAGCGAATATCCATTGTCTTCCATCCTTTTGCAGATGTGAGCAACTTGATGTTCTAGTTCAATGCTCTTGTCGCTGAAGCCCATAGACTTCATCTCTTCAACTAGATGGTTGTATAGCTGCTCGAGGACGTTGACGTCTTGAACGCAATAGTCTTCCATCTCCTGTGACCAACCACCATCAAAGTCAGTGAAATCGCCTTTGGCGTTTCCAAAGCGGATACCCCAACTCTTCAGCGAATGCTTACCAGCCTTTGGATCTTCTTCAGGCGGTAGTAGCTCTGGGTTGTACAGCCTAGACATCACCAACGTATCAACCTGCTGATGTTGAGGCACTGACACCTTCCACACCCTCTCCAGCACAGGGAAGTCAAACCCAATGCCGTTATGGGCACACACTTCTTCACCATCGAGATAGTTCTGTAGTCCTGTCCTTTCCTTCCAAGTTCTGGTGACTCCGTCTTTCTTTGTCACACAAAGCCAGATGGTGTCATGCTTCAGATTTGTCTCGATGTCGAGAAAGATCATGTGTAGGGCTTTCGCTTCTCTGTGTCGTTGGTGAAGATGCCGCCGTGTCCGTAGAAGTGTTCGTTCAGACGCAGCGCTGCATGGGCGAAGTAGTTGTGGTTGTGTTTTGACGTTTCATGCATGCTGCGCAGGAACGCTAACACTTCTTCTAGTGTTTGTTGTGGTGTCACTTACATCACCTCATATTTAATTTCATAGCCTTTTTCTTTCATCCAAATCATCCATTGCTTAAACTTTTCTACATGTTCCTTTCCTTGATTAACTATTTCAACTCCAATGGGTTCACGCTCCTGCATGAAGTCATCATCAGCGTATACAGGCCACTGCTCATCGACACTGCACTCACGCAGCACCCAATCAATGTAGACCTGTGCTGGGTCGTTGCTCTTAACAATCTCGTATGTCACCTCAGTTGGTGTTTGCAAGGCGTCAAAGACAGTCACCTGAGTCTCTGTCTGTTTCTTTCCTTTCTTGTCCTTGAAAGAAACTACACGGGTGGCGTAGATGTAGATGTTCATGCTCATTTTGTTTCTTCCATTCCAAAATGTTGTTTCATTTCCTGAGCCGCTGTGTGTCCATGCCACCGGCAGTGATGGCATGCAATGGCAGCACATTTGTTGACAATGGCCTCAGCAAACTTCTTTTCCCACTCTAGATCGTCTGCCGCATAGACAGGAAAATGATATCCCATCTCACTGTCAGTCTCTTTCGCTAAAGTTTCAATGATGTCGTTGTTCATTTCACTTCATCCATTTCAAAATGTTTCTTGATGTTGTACGACGCTGTGTAATGCGCTGCCCAATCGCTTATGCGTACACACTCCTTCACAACAAGTTCTCCATACTTCTGTCTGAAGATGTCCTCCCAAGGATGGGAGGTCTTTGGCATACCTAGAAGCTCAGCATAAGCCAGTGTCTCAGCTTCTTTGGCTAAGGCGTAGAAGATGTCATTCATAGCACTGTTTCCTCACTCTCAACATCCTCAACTTCCAACATCCTACCTGTTTGTCGGTTGTAGAGCAAGGCACAGGCAGGGCCGCAGTCGCCGTTGTACCTGTTCTTCATCACACGAAGCCTTGTGGTGTTCCTCTCCATCAAGTCTTCTGCTTGTCCGTTTCGCTCAAGACCAATCACCATGTCACTAAGCTGTGCAATGCTGGCGCTACCACGAAGCTGAGCAAGGCTTGTCACCGCACCTTCTTCGTGTCCTTTACCACCATCAGGACGCTTCAGATGCGACACCACAAACAAGGTGATGAAGGTTTCCTGGACAACCATTCGTAGCTTCGTCATCAACTCATCAATGGCTTTTCTCTCATCACCGTTCTCTTGCGAAGACACCACCAGAGATATATGATCTAGGGCAATGTATTTGCAGTTGAGGGCTTTTGCTAGATAGCGCACACGGTTGACGATGGTGTCAATGTTGTTTGACCCGAAGTGGTTGAACAGATACAGACGACCTGTGCCCAACGTTCTTTCAAAGGCGTCCTTTCTTTCTTCTTCATCGCTGATGGTGTCTGGGAGATGGAGCGGCTTGTTCGCTGCTAGAGACATCATTGAAAGACCAGTCTTCCTGATGCCTTCCTCCATGAACATCAACCCAACATTCTCATCTGTATTCCCCAACAAATGCCAAACAATTTCACGCAGTAGCTGACTCTTCCCCAACCCGCTGCCAGCAGTGATGGTAACAAGTTCACCATGTCGAATGCCATAGGTGAGTTTATTCAACCCATCCCAAGGATACATACATTGTGCTGGTGCTGGAGGCGTAGACACCAAATCCCACAACGTGTTGCCAGCAACAATGCCATCGGGGATGTAGGCTTCAGCAGCCCACCAGCGTTGAACAAATAGAGCCTCTTTGTTTGCAGCGGTGTAATCACAGGCGTCTTTCATATCGACGTCGTGCTTAAACACCTTAGCCTTGTTGCCGAAAAGCTCTGCTACTTCCTTCGCTGCTTTCTTGCCTGGCTCATCGTTGTCAAAGCAGATGACGATGGACTCGAAACTGTTGAGCCATTCATACGAGGCTTTGCAATCTTTCAAGGCACCAGCAGCACCGCTGCGGATGCTGACGACAGCCCATTTACTTCCTGTGGCCTGAAAAGCCGCTAGAGCATCAAACTCACCTTCAGTGATGGTGACATACTTACCACCGTTGCTGTAGAGATGTTGTCCAAACAACGTAGCCTGTGCAGGCTCTCCAATGCTGTGAAACTTCTTCTCAGCAACAGCCCTGACCTTGGCTGCTACGAGAGTGCCGTCCTTGTCATGATAGGGAAAATAGAAATTGGTCTTGTCTTTGACAACACCATAGCGCTCCAACGTTGATCGAGTGAGACGCCTGTCTGTGACAGAGCAGGCTTCGTTGTCCTCAAATATGGGTGCAAGGTTCACATTCATCCTTTTCTTCGTTGTGGAAGGAATGACGGCAGAGCCATCACTTTCTGTAAACGTATTACATGCAAAGCAAAAGCTGCTGCCGTCTTCATTGATGCTACGTGCATCGCTGCTGCCACAATCTGGGCAGCTAACGTGTAGCCTGACGAATGTCATTGTTGTTGTTTCTTATCTAGTGATCTTTGTAAAGCCTTTATGGCTGTCCTCAATTCTTTGATGTGTCTGATGGTGTCTTCCTTGAACAGACGATAGTCATCAACAGATACGCCACCAGATGGTGACGTTACCTGCTGAACCCTCTCAGCAGCTATCTCTGCTGCTGTCTTAACTTCCACCATAGAAACCACCCATATACATCACCGAATACCACGCAGCCATCAAAGCCACCAGAAGAATGACGAAGGTGTAGTCTTCGTCATCGTCATCGTTCTTCATAGCAGTGCCTCTCCGACATACCGCTGTGAAGCAACATACTCACTACACTGCTTCACAGGGTTGTGCCACATCTTCCCTTCACTGTCTTGATAGTACAGGAAAGGCCAATGCTCAAGCCTCTTCACGGGGATAGAGGAATGACTGAATGAGTTCAAGCTCTGCTGTTGCTTCTGGCCCAAGATCAGCATGTTTGAATCTTCCTCTGATGTGTTCACGGATGTCTTCACAGGTGGAATAGTATTTGAACCAGTCTAGCATGTGAGAAGCCTCGTAGGCATCCTCACAGCATATCGTCACACTCTTGACGGTCATTCTTGTGTGCCTCCTTCAGAATTCCTTCGTATACATTCATCAACTCAGAGCAACGCAGATTGATGAGACTGATGATGGCAAGTAGATAGTTGTCAATGTCATCCTCACTCGGTGTTTCTTCTCGATCAAGAAGAGCCTTACGAATAAGTTGAACGTCCTGGTCCAAAGACCACATATGCATGATGGGGTCTTCAAGCCGCTGCAATTGCAGAAAATTTGTCATTCATCGTTTCCTTTAGCAGGTTGGGATTGATAAGAGTTGATGGAAACTCTCGGATCTGTTGGGCCTTGGT